ATGGATGGATCGACCCTGACACTGATCTTGGGGACTTTGACCTTGGCTTCGGTGCTGACGATGGTGAGGTGGTCGATGACCTCGAACGCCCGATCCTCGACTTCGGCGGAGGAGATGGTGAAGCTGCAGTCGGCCACGCTGGAACGAATGGTCGAGCAAGCCATGGATTCGGTGAGGCAGTCGGCGGAGATCGTCCGGATGCAGACGGCGCTTACGGAGGTGGTGCTGCTGGGTCGACCGCAGCCGCTGACCTCGCAGGAGCCCGAGAGCGAGAGTCCGAGCGAGACGTTGCTGACACCCGACGATCTCTTCGACCGGTTGCCCGAGAACATCCAGGCGGAGATGGTGCGGGAGGCCGAGGAGGCAGGGGTCTGGCCAAGTCCCTCAGTGAAGTCGCCGCCCGACTCGAGCGAGACCGAGGGGTGGTCGTCCGAGGAGGAACTACAAGCCCTGGTGCTGTAGACGCCGTTCGCCACCTCGTCGGGACGGAGCCGGGGGCCAGGGCGCTCGGAGTGGAGCAGATGGCCCCCCGATCCACCAAGAAGGGCCGGCTGTCCGGGGCCCCGAAGTTCGACCATGCTACCTTCGAGGCAACGCTCTACGAGGTGAAGCACCAGCCATCAGGAGACATGAGGGTAGTCATCGTGATCCCGTCGTCCGACAACGATGAGGGAGTGAAGCTCAAAGACGCCTACGGGGCGGCGCTTCTGGTGTCGGTGGAGAAGATGGGGCGGCATGACCGCAGATGAACGAGGCCGACCTTTCCTACGTCATCACCCGTCTGCTCGAGGTGGGTGTCCCTCCGACCGCCATTGCCAAGGCCCTGGGCATGGATCCCTTCATCATCCGGGGGATGATGGCCGACCTGCGGATCGAGAAGTACGGCGCAGCCGAGATGGCCGAGGCCCTTGCCGTCCTCCAATGGGACGCCCTGGCGGAGGCTCGAGCCATGATCCACGACGCGCCCTACAACGTGCGAAGCCGGTTCATCGCCGGCATCCTGAACAAGTCCATGTCGCTCACGGCCCGGCAGTCACCGGAGACCATGGGCAATCTGCGGTCCGACTTCTTGGACCTGCTCGGGGAGATGACGGTCGGTGACGACGACCTTGCAGGGGAAGACACAACTGCGTTTGTCGCCGTTGATTCGTCAGATGAAGATCAAGACGAAGGATCTGTCAGTCGAGCCCCTTGACCTCGACGCGTCCTTCGCCTGGGCGCAGAAGCAGTTCGTGGCCAAGATCCAAGAGGAGTACAACGCCGGCCGTCCCATCCGGATCATCGTGCTCAAGGGCCGGCAGTTGGGGATCTCCACCGCCTCGGAGGCCGTGCTGTTCAACTGGTGTTTCATGCACCCCGGAGCCAACGCCCTGGTGCTGTCGAAGTCCACCGCCGACTCCGAGTACCTGTTCGAGATGACCAAGCTAATGTGGGACAACTGGCCCTTCCGGGAGCTCTTCACCGAGTCCCACAAGTCGGTGAGGCGTCTGTCGTGGAAGGAGACCGGCTCCTCCATGAAGATCGCCACCGCCAAGGGCAAGGAGGTGGGGCGCGGGCAGACCATCCACGCCGTCCACTGCTCCGAGGTCGCCTTCTACCCCGACCCCGAGGGGCTGATGACCGCCCTCAAGCAGGCCGTCCCCGACAAGCCGGGCACCGTCATCCTCCTCGAGTCCACCGCCAACGGAGCGGGGAACTGGTTCCACCAGGAGTGGTTCGCTGCCAAGGCCGGGGAGTCGGATTTCATCCCGCTCTTCTTCCCCTGGTATCTCCATGAGGAGTACTCCTTCCCCGACACTACCCTCACCTACGACCGCCTCACCAAGGAGGAGCGGGACCTGATGGAGAAGTTCGAGGGGCTGGGCATCCCTCAACTGGCCTGGCGGCGGTGGTGCATCCGGAACAAGTGCAACAACGACGAGGACGTGTTCCACCAGGAGTATCCCTGTGACGACCACGAAGCCTTTCTGACCACCGGTAGGAACATCTTCCCCCTCGACAAGCTGGACGCCTGCTACGAGCCACGGAACGGGGCTCAGGGCTACCTCAGCCCCCTGCGGGACCCGACCAAGCGACAGGGCCAGTTCTTCAAGTCCAAGGACGGGGAACTCCGGATCTTCAAGCACCCCCACGACCGGCAGAAGTACGTCATCGCCGGGGACCCGACCCGGACGACATGGGGAGACCCGGCGTGTATCCAGGTGCTCAACCGCTACACCTTCGAGCAGTGTGCCGTCTGGCACGGCCATGTCGAGCCGGCCGAGTTCGCCGACCGTCTCGCCGAGCTCGGCTACTACTACAACACCGCCACGGTGAACTGCGAGATCGAGGGCGGGGGTCTGGCGACCATCGCCATCCTCAAGGACAAGATGTTCTACCCCGACGTGTGGCGCTACCGGCAGATGGACCGGATGCCCGGACAGGTCACCAACTCTTTCGGGTGGTCGATGAACTGGCAGCGCAAGCAGATGGCGGTGGCCTTCGTCATCGACTGCCTCGGCCAGGGGATGTTGAAGATCCACGACGAGAAGACCTACGAGCAGATGGCCAACTATGTCTCGCTCAAGTACGGGGAGTTGGGGCCGGCCTCGGAGAAGGGGAACGACGACGCGGTGACCTCCCTGGCTATCGCTGTAGCCACGATCCGCATGGAGTTAGACTCGGCCCGTGACCCCATGGAGATGTTCCAAAGCTACAGCCTCGAGCTGGAAGGGAACGTGTTCAAGCCACCGGTCGCTGAGGTATCCAACACGAATGACATCGGCGGAATGCCGTTCTGGCAGATGAACGAGGACGACTACTGATGGCCGTGGCCTACGCCTACCGATGCGACGGATGCGGGACGAGCATCGAGTCGAACGTTCGTGGGGACCGCGTCCCCTGTTCCTGTGGGCTCACCGCCTCCCGGCGGTTCCGGTTCTCCATGTCCACCTCGTTCCGGGAGCACTTCAACGTGGCCACCGGGCAGTACGTCAACAACAACCGAGAGTTCACCGACGCCTTGAAGCGGGCATCCGAGGAGCAGACGGCCCGGACGGGGCTGGAAGTGAACCTCGAGCCGGTGGACTACTCGGACAAGGCAGCTCTCGGGGTCACCGACGAAGGGCTTGACGAGACGGCCAAAGCACGGTTCGATTCGGTATGACCCTCACCCAGACCGACCCCACGGGGTACGACGAGTTGGATGAGTTTGAGCTGACCGGCCGGCTCATGGAGCTCTACCAGGAGGCCAAGAACGCCAAGCAGCGGCGGCACGCCGAGTGGACCAAGAACTACATGCTGACGTTCAACCGGTCCTCGGGGTCCAACACCCGTCCAGGGTCTGGGGTACGGGACTCGGAGATCTACCCGATCATCCGAAACCGCATCGCCTGGATGACGGACCAGAAGGTCGAGTTCAACGTCACCCCCGCGGTCGACCCCTTCTCCGAGTTCGCTGACCACGAAGCCGCCATCGGTCACCACATGGAGTTGATCCTGCAATCCAACTGGCAGGTCCAGGGGTGGTTCAAGCAGCAGTCCCTTCTCCTGTGGGATTCGGCCATCTGCGGAGCGGGGATCGCCAAGGCGGTGTGGGACTCCGGGCTGGACGGTGGGATCGGCAACGTCTCCTTCCAGCGGCGTGACCCGTGGAAGATTTACCCCAACCCCGAAGCCACCTCGGACGAAGACCTGATGTACCTGTTCGAGGTCAACCGCATGACCTACGACGAGATCCAGCGGAAGTTCCCCGACACCAGCCGGGACCTGATCGAGATGGCCGTTGCCCAGGGGGACACCGGGGACTACGCCAAGCGGCCCTCGGACACCTCGGGGATGACCGACCGCATGGTGGTCCCCGGCAACATCCCCGGCAACGAAGGCACTCCCTGGGGCCGGCCGGGACAGGGGACACAGACCAGCGCCTCCAACGTCCTGACGGGCGGGGTGAACGTCTACGAGTGCTGGATCCGGGAGAACGTCGAGACGGTCAGGGAGACCACCGATCCTCTCCACGGTGAGGACGAGAACGTGGTCTACGACCAGTGGAGGGTGGTGGTGTTCACCGGCTCCCACGTGCTGCTGGACACCACCGCCGAAGACCTGTGGCAGCACAACCGCCACCCGTATGCCCGGTACGTCGATGACGAGACCGGCGAGTTCTGGCCCGTCCCCATCGTCTCCTACCTCGCCCCCTGCCAGGTGGCCATTGACCGCCTGCTCGCCTCCATGCAGTCCAACGCCGAGCTCACCGGCAACCCCGTGTTCATGGACGTGGCCAACTCCGGTCTCGGGCGGACGCAGATCGTCAACCGAGCCGGGCTTCGGCTGCAGATGGACTCTGCGGTGGCCAACACCAACGGGAGCAAGCCCGGATGGCTCAACCCCCCGCAGATGAGCGGCGATGTCATGCAACTCATCAACCTCTGGCGACAGATCATGGAGAACATCTCCGGTCTGTCCGGTCCGCAGAAGGGTGCGCTCGCCACCGGACGGCAGGCTCAGCAGACGGTCCAGTCCGCCCAGGAGGCCGGGTTCGTCTCCATCCGGTCATCGGTGAGGAACATGGAAGTCACCCTCACCCGGATCGGCACGCTCCTCTGCCACCTCATCGCCCAGAACTACACCACCCCTCGAGTGGTTGCGATCATCGGCGACAAGGGCACGGAGACCTCCCTGCTTCTCGCCGCCCGCCACTTCTACTCCCCGAGCCGGAACTTCGAGACCAAGAAGTACGACATGACCCCCCTGGTCTTCGCCCTCAACGTCTCCGCCGGCAGTGACCGTCCGACCTCCCGACAAGCCCGCATCGCAGAAGCCGACGCCCTGTTCGCCATGAAGGCGGTGGACCAGCAGTACGTGTTGCAGGCTCACCAGGTAGCGGACTGGAAGGACATCGAGGCCCGCATGGAGCAGAAGCAGATCGCCATCATGGCAGCCGCCGCCCAGGCGCAGGGCGCGAAGGGACAACCGAAAGGACCTGGCACAGGACACGCTCACTGACGGCCAGCTTCTGCAAATGCGAGACCCCCAACCGACTGCACCGGAAGGGGGTCCCTGTGAGACAGTGAAACAACAAGAGGTTTCGTGTCTCATCGTATCACGGTCTCCGGTTAGGTCAACGGATGGAGTACCCGTCGTAGGGCCTTTGGTTCGCGCCCACCGATACGGTGAAAATGCTCAGAGCTGGAAGATGCTCGATCCAGGCAGTCCTGGCGCGAAAGCGGTGTTTGTTGCTGTCCTGAGAAATGGATGAGGGATCTCGGGATCACTGTGACCAGAGCGAAGCTTCCGTTGAAAGGCACCGCCGTTGGCGGCTGACGCACTTCCTCCTTCGTCGGAAGCTTGTCCACTCACCGCCGCGAGAGTCGGTCGCACTGGTGCGCCGGTATCCACCGACCGGATGGCAACCCGCAGCGAAGCGGAGGGGCGGCAGCCGGCGAAGCCGGAATGCTTGTAATCGAATCACCACCGTGTAAGTATCTTCCCATGACCCAGAACGGCAGGCCCGAGATCACCGACACCGGCGCTCGAGTGCGGGGTCAGGCGACGGACGGCTACGCCCCTCCCGGTCGGAACTTCCCCACCTTCGGGCGGGGGACCACCCAGCACCTGTGTGACCCGTTCGAGATGCAGGATCTCGTTCTGGACGAGGTCGAGGACGACGACTGATGGGCAACTCCTTCGCCGACATCATCACCAAGAAGCCCTCGGGGAAGTCCTCCCCGAAGAAGACCGCCAAGCGAGGAATGAAGCGCGGCAGTCGCAAGTCGGGACGGTCCTAGTAGACGTGCCACTCAAGTCGGGCTCGTCCCGTTCCACGGTCTCCTCGAACATCTCCGAGATGGTCAGGTCTGGACATCCGCAGAAGCAGGCGGTCGCCGCCTCTCTGTCGAATGCCCGAAAGCATCCGAGATCGAAAGGGGGTGGAACAATGGCCCGTCACAGCAAGCGCGGTTCCAAGCGTCACGGCCGGAAGTAGTCGGCAGTAGTTGAGCCGGGGGGGATGTCACCCGGATAGCCCCCCCGGCTCGGCTACAACATCACCAGAACAAGGAGATTCAGATGGCAGACCAGAGCACCAGCCAGGGCACCAAGGTCGGCAAGACCAACGTGAAGATGCAGGGACAGACCGAGAGCCGCTACGGCTCCGAGGTCTCCGCCCAGGCCCCCCGGAACAACAAGCCCACCGACCTGCGCCCGTAGTCGATGGCGAAGGGGACCGACATTCCGGAGTCGATGCTGGACGGGCTCAAGCAGCTCGTCCCGGACATCGCTGTCATCCAGGCCACTCCGGACGCCGACATCCCCTTCCTCGACAAGCTGCTCAAGATCGTCCTCCTGCGGATCCACCAGGGTCAGCCGGGAGCACAGCCTGGCGGCAGCCCCCCGCCAGCAGAGGCGACCCCCGGCGGAGCACCCGCCGGCCCCGCCGGGGGTGCGCCCGTAGGGATGGGGATGCCCGGTGGCCCTCCCGGTGGAGGAGCGGCGAACGGTCAGATGGCATCCCAGGGAGCTCCGCAGGCTCCCGTGCAACCCGGCGGCATGATGAGGGGCATCGACATGGGCAAGAACCCCGACGAACTGCGACGGATCCTCGCAGAGAACGCAGGTAAGTGATGGCGGACGACGAGACCACCGACGACGCCGAGGAACTGATCCAGCAGCTTCTCGACGCCGGCTACTCCTATGACGGGCGTGTCCCGGAGGAGAACGAGGACGACGATTCCGAAGTCGACGAGCCGGCCGGTGAAGAGGACGAGTCGGAGGACGAAGACGGGGGCGGGGAGGAAGCGTCTCCCACCCCGCCGCCCGCGCCGGGACTCCCCGACGAAGAGCTCGCCCAACTCCTCAAGCTCCGGGAGCTCCTGACCGACCCCGACATCGCCTCGGGTGTCCACGACCTCCTCGAGGCGAAGTTCAACCCGCCCAAGAAGGAGATCACCAAGGAGACGGTCGATCTTCCCGAGTGGATCGACCCCGACGACGAGCAGGCGGTCAACACCTACCTCGAGATCCAGAAGCTGCAGCAGCACCAGGACGAGAAGGTCGGCGAACTGGCCGGCCAACTCGAGCGGGAGGAAGCCGACCGCAACTCGCAGCGAGTCGCCTCCGACATCGCCGCCGCGGTCGAGCAGTTCAAGGCCGCTCACCCCGATCTCACCGACGATGAGATCGACAAGATCCGTCGCACCACCGCCGAGTTGGGCATCGTCCCCGCGGTGATGGCGAACACCCCTGATGGCCCGGTCGCCGGCCTCGTCAAGGCCATGGAGATAGGGTCCATGTCCGACGAGTCCGTGCGCGGTAAAGTGCTGGGCATCGCTACATCGGGTGACACGGAGAAGAAGGAGAGGCGGCGCAAGAGCCACCTCAACGCCCTCTCCGGCTCTTCGGGATCTACCCCGAGGACCAAGACCTCAACCACCAAGCCAATGAACTGGAACGAAGTCACCAGTCGAATCGTCGAGGAGCTCAACGCTTCCGGCGGCGTGTCATAACCAAGGAGTAGGGAATGCCCGTAGCAGCGATTGGGACCACCACGGTCACCGCCATCAGCCGGCGGATCATCCGTGACATCATCGTCGACAACGTGTACAACTCGAACGTCCTGTTCTACCGGTGGAACCGGATGAACAAGATCATCGAGAAGGGTGGCTTCCAGATCGAGCAGCCCCTCATGTACACCCCCATGAGCGGCGGCGGCTGGTACACCGGCCCGCAGACCCTCTCGGTGCCGCAGTCCGACACCATCCAGAACTCGGTCTTCGCCTGGAAGCAGGCGTACGGCAACGTGACCGTGGACGGCCTGACCCAGTTGCAGGCCGACAGCCCGCAGAAGGTGGCCGACTACCTGGCCTCGCAGTTCAAGCAGTGTGAGATGCAGCTCGCCGACCTCCTCGGCTACGGCATCTGGGCGGACGGCACCAACCCGCAGACCATCGACGGTGTGGCCGAGGCCGTGGACGACGGGACCTCCATCGCCTCCTACGGCGGGATCACCCGGTCCTCGAACCCGTGGTGGAAGGCCCAGGTGGACTCCACCACCACCACCATGACCCTCGCCGCCCTGCAGAACCTGTGGGGGGCCACCCAGGACGGTGGGCAGACGCCGACCATCATCATCTCGAGCCAGGCCAACTACAACCGCTACTGGGCGCTCAACCAGTCCTTCCAGCAGTTCCCGCAGCAGCCGGGCGGGCAGGACACGCAGTTGGCCCAGGCCGGCTTCACCAACCTGGTCTTCAACAACGTGCCGTGGCTGGTGGACTCCCACCTCCCCTCGACCGGTGGCCCGTACTTCCTGAACGAGAACTACTGGGAGCTCATCGTCAACGACAAGGCGAACTTCTACGTCCAGGACTTCGTGAAGCCCCCCAACCAGGACGCCATGACCTCGCTCATGGTCTGGGCTGGCAACGCCTCCTGCTCCAACGTCGCCCGCCAGGGCAAGTTCACGGCCCTCACGGCCTGATCGAAAGGATCACCAATGCCCGACCTGCAGCCAAACCCGACAGGAGCCGGTTACTTCAACGCCGTCTCATACGGCGGCACCGACATCTTCTTCGAGATCGCCTCCAACGTCTCGGGGAACACCCCCATCGGAACGCTGGTGGAGGTGAACAACTACACCGGCCCTGGCACCACCAACCCGCCGGTCGTTGCCACGGTGAAGCCCTCGTCCACCACCGCCGACTCCAAGGTTGTCGGGGTCGTCACCGGAGGGTACGAGGCCACCACCGGTGCCGCGTCCATCCCTCCGGGGGCTGTGGCCAAGATCGCCACCTTCGGCGTGGCCCAGGTGCTGTGTGACGCCACCACCACCGCCGGCTTCCCGCTGATCCAGTCGGCAGCCACCGCGGGTGCGGCCAAGTGCACCACCTCGGGTGCGGCTCCCACCAACGGCCAGGGCATCGGCGTGGCGCTGCAGGCGGTCACCATCTCCTCGGGCACCGCGCTGGTCTGGGCGCTGCTCAAGCCCATGTGATGCCCACTCCCTCGCAGACAGTCCTCGACAGCGGCGACGTGCTCCGGGTGAAGAACGTCGACACCACGGAGTTCGTCGGCATGTACGCCGGCCGCACCTACCGGATCGCCCCCAAGGCGACCGCCCTCGTCCCCTTCGGGATGGTGTGCCTCTACTGGGGCGACCCCCGTTCCCGCCCGCAGGTGACGGGTCGGTTCTCCGACTCCTTCGAGAAGGGTGCCATCGCCAAGCGGGAGCAGGAGCTCGAGCGCCTGGGGGTGAAGTACGGAGTCTACAGCCAGGATCTCGACCTCCTCAACGCCGACGAGTGGCCCCCCAACCACGCCAACGCCGGCGTCCAGGCCAAGCACCGCCCCCACAAGGTGCAGATCCAGACGGAGAACGGCGCGACCGTCACCCCCGCCTGCTTCGACGTTGGCGGCGAGAAGGTCTACGCCGCCGTCCGCAACGACAGCGAGGATCTGAACGACGAGGTGCTGTACCGTCAGCACCTCGAGAGCGAGTTGGACGCCATCAAGGAGAAGCTGCGGCAGATGGCTCCGGGTGCATCGGAGAGCGACGACGCCGAGGTGGACGTACCCAGCGCCAGGTAGTCCGTCTCGGGAGGGATCATGCGGGACGACAACGACTACGCCGGGATGTCCAAGGAGGAACTACGCCTCCACCTGGCCTCGACCGCCAAGCAACTCGCCTCCTGGGAGTTCGCCCTGGCCTACGCCAAGAAGCAGCACGCCCGGTCATTCATCGAAGCCTACGCGTCCTCGCGGGGCAAATCGGTGGCTGAGCGGGTGCGTGAGGGGGAGATGGCATCGGTGGCAGACCAGGGCGAGGTGTTAGAGAACGAGGGCAACGTCCGTTTCCACACCGTCATCCGAGACCTGATCGTGGCCCTCCTCGATGCCTGAACCGACCAGGGGCGTCCAGCCCGAAACCGACTACTCATGGATCGAGCTCGATGACTTCACCGCCGGCTGCTACGACTACACCTCGATCTCCGGGGGCACTCCCAACGTTCCCGCCCCCAAGGGTGCCGCTGACGCTACCCAGACCTTCGCCTGCATCGCCCTTCCTTCGGGAGGCTTGGGTCCGCTCCCAGGTGTCGCCCAGGCGTACTCCTGGCCGCTGACCAACGGCACCACGACCTACCTGGTAGGGCTACTCGTCCACGACGAGCTGAATGACGGAACCACCGAGGCCGTCATCATCGGAGAGTACGACAATGGCACCAACCACATCTGGGGTGCCGCGTCCTACATCCTCGAGACGACCACCGCCACAAGCATCGTGGAGACTACCGAGGCATCGGCGGTGGGCATCTTCGGCAGCCCGTACCCGCAGTTCACCCGCGCCTCTCCTCTGGTCGAAGTAACAGGGGTGACGCTCGACGGGACCACGGCGGTCATCACCGTCGTGTCGGGGGGATGGCCCGGCGTGGCGGTCGGGGACTACGCCACCGTCGTCTCAGGTACGGGAACCATCCCAGCGGACACCACGGTTCAGTCCATCGCGGGCAACGACCTGACCCTCTCGGGTCCGACGACGGCCAGCGGAACGGCGACGGTCGGGTTCACCGATGTCAACCAGCCCGGTAACCCCGTCGTCGTCTTTCCTTCGGGCGGGCCGGCGCAGCCCACCACGGCAGGGGCGCTCTACATGTACCCCAACCCCCAGACCCCGACCAGCTACACCCCCTACGACATGATCCCCCTGACCCCCTCCCAGACCGGCCAGGTGATCGTCCACCAGAACCGGATCATCGTCCTGTCAGGGATCAACTTCCCCTACCCTGCCGGCGGAGGTTTCCTGACCAACGAGCAGATCAACTTCACCGACCCTCCCAACTCCCAGGTGCTCGGCTTCCAGCAGACGGTGTTGGCAGCCGAGGAGCCCTACGGCTACGGGGCCGGGGGGAGCCAGAGCGCGGGCGAGCTCTTCCTGGTCAAGAAGCGGGGAGGGGGGCTCATCGTCTCGGGCGACATCTTCTCCCCCTCGGTGACGTTCTTCCCCGGCATCCAGCCAACGGGAGGGTTCTACGGCTCCGCCTCGTCGGGGGTGACGGGATTCTACTACTGCTCGGCCAACAACGGGGCATGGGTGTGGAATGGCGGCAACACGTCCATGAAGATTTCCAAGCAGCTCGACGACTCCTTCTTCCTGCCGGCCGAGTTCTCTACCATGGACTCCAACAACTACGGCTTCTACTGCCGGTGCATCGGTGACAAGGTGTACTTCTCGAACAACTGGCTCTTCGACACCCGAACCGGAGGGTGGTGGAAGTACTACCCCGATGAGAGTCAGGGCGGCACCAACCTCTTCTGGGTGAATGAGGTGGACGGGCCGGACATCTACGCCGCCGTGCTCTCCTTCCCCGACTCCAACAAGGACTTCCTGTTCCGATTCGACCAGACGATCCCCCAAGAGAACTACCAGTGGCAAAGCCTCCCGATCCGACTCACCACCAATCGCTTCGTCGAGCTCCGCCAGGTGGTCGTCCGGGCCTCGTCCAACAGCGGCAACACCGCGTCCACGGTAAAGGTCTCCGTCTACAACGGCACCACCGAGGTCGGGTCGGTCACCACCCCCTCGAGCCAGATCGGTGAGGCACCGACCATGATCCGTATGCCCATCGGGTCGACCAACGCTGGGTCCAACCCCTACGCAAGCGAGGATCTGACCATTCGGATCACCGGTATGGGGAACAGCGGTGCGGCTCCAAACGTCCACTCGGTGTCCCTCGGGTACAAGCAGATCACCCAGGCCCCGACCATCGGGGTCTCGTCGTGACCGCCCCCACCCTGGTCGTCCCGCGCAAGGGATTCCCCGGCCCGACCTCGCCCACCGACCTCAACACCGACTGGCTCGCCATCGAGACGTGGGCCAAGCAGGTCGTCGCCATCATCGACAACCTGCCCTCGGGCGGCGGGGGGATCACCGAGATCACCTCCATCGGAGGGACGATCGCCGTCACCGACCCCACGGGTCCGACAGTGAACATCGAAGTCGGCACCGAGATCACCATCCTTTTCCCCCCGTCTTACGTTCCCGTAACATGTCAAGTTATCGCCCCAAGTGACTTCACTGCGGGTCCAGGTGAGTTCACTGGAGCGTTTGTCTGGCCGGACGATTCGGGGGGTTGGTTTACCGGCACCATCACTCTCGACTCCGACAATAGGGTGTTGTCGGTATCGGGCACAGAAGAAAGTACCGATAGTGATACGGGTCTGCCAGTTACAGGTGCCAGACAGTATGCCTACAACTATGGGTCGAACGTAAATATCGTAAACAATGCCGCAGCCGTGAATGCGAGTGGTGGCGGGGCAGAGAATCAGACCGGCTTTGCGTCTCAATCTGGCTCCATGACGGCCACCGCTGGCCTGGTGGCGGATGCGGCGTCGGACGGATCGCCAGGGAGTAAAGCGATTTCTTCGATTGAATTTGATGTATCTACAGGTGCAAGGGTATACGCAGGTGCTAATGACCTGCACGCTGAGGTTGCCATTAAAGATACATTGACCAGTGGGGGCGGAAACGTAGCCCACTATAGAGGAGTTACCCAGGGAACCCCCGTCCTCTATAGTGGGGACTCCTTTTCGGCAGCACAAGTTTTCGTTGACCCTACGTATGGCGCTACGGGCTTATGGATTGTCGATGTAAGCAACACTCCGGTCTTTGCGGGCACCGGCTACCTGGGTGTCACCACCGGGACTCCATCTACCACCCCGGCTGCTGGAAGCATGATGTCGGACACGGACGGGAGCTTGTGGGTCTACAACGGAGCATCGTGGAATCACATCACATGAGCGGTAGGATGGGCACATGGCTGTGACCTTGACCAACGCCGTCACCGAGGTCCGGAGCCTCATCGACGAGCCGGTCGCCCAGTTCTGGTCGAATACCGAGTTGGAGGGGTGGCTGAACGAGGGGTGCGCCAACATTCAGCGGGAGGTGGAGTGCTTCCAGAAGGGTCCGGAGGCCATCTCCACCACCGCTGAGACCCAGGCGTACCTCTGCCCCACCGACCTGCTCCGCCTCCACCGGCTCGAGTTCGTGCCCAACAACAACACCTCCTACACCTACTCGCTCGAGTTCCGGGGCTACAACGAAATGGACGCGGTGTGGGGGAACCTCAAAACCCTCCCCTCGGCCTATCCGCAGAACTACACCCTGTGGAACAACCCCGACAACACCGGGGTCTCGGGCACCGGACTGACCATCCTCCTCTACCCCGTCCCCTCGGTGGACGGGACGCTCAACCTCTACTACCCCCGAACCATCGTGCCCGCCTCTTCGGGGAGCGACTTCCTCGACGTGCTCCCCAACTGGGAGGACACCGCCTACAACTACGCCGCCTACCGTGCCCTCCGAAAGGACGCCGACCCTCGGTGGAAGGAGTTCCGTGACGAGTTCACCATGCAGATCGAGCAGATGAAGACCGTCACCCGGACCTACACCGACCAGGGCAACTTCTTCTCGACGGGCCAGCAGAACTACAACCCGTTGTTCCTCGACCTGGATGGGGACTTCTGATGGGACTCCTGCCCGACTCCTACTTCTCCGCCGTGCAGAGTCAGTTGGGGGGTTCGGCCACCCAGCCTGTCGCTGGTGAAGCCGCTCTGTCCGCTCCGCAGATGGCGCAGTTGGAGACCCAGTTCGCCACGACCGAGCAGCAGCTTGGGGATACCCCCGCCGAACTGCAGGCTCAGGGGGACTACTCCACGCAGATGGCCGGCTACCAGCTCGGGGGACTGGGGATCAACGCCCAGCAGTCCGCCTTGCAGCAGCAGGGGACCGAACAGTCCTACGGCCTCACCCAGCAATCCCAGGCGCAGCAGGGCGCACAGAACGTCCAGAACTTCCAGAAGCAGTTGCAGGGCCTCACGGGCGGCGAGGCCGCGTCGGGGTCCCTCAACACCGCGGGGGCGAAGGCGAACGCTGCCAATCTCGGCCAGCAGAACCAGTGGAACCAGGCCACCCTCAACCGGCAGGAGCAGCAGTCGGCGGGGGACTTCGCCCGAGCCCAGCAGAACTACGCCCTCATCGGGAAGGCCAACGGCCTGTCCCAGGACGAGGTGCAACTGCGCCTGCAGAACGGCCTCGAGCAGCTTGGCCTCGGCTCTGACCCCTCCTCGCTGGTCTCCCAAGCCGGCAACGTTCTCTCAGGATCCGCCCAGGGAGTCGGCTCGGTGCTCAGCCAGGCCGGGATGCTCCAAGGAATCAACACCCTCTCAGCGTTAGGATAGGTAGATGGCCGAGAAGAACAAAAACGAATCGACAGTAGACCGTAGTAGCTCGTCCGAGACGACCAAGGTCGACGGGCAGCAGATGACCTGGGATCAGATCGTCTCCAAGTACGGGGAGACGGAGGCGAGCGAAATCGCCCCAAACCTCGACCCCCGCTACCAGGCGTTGCTCTCCAAAGAGGGATCGGAAAAAGCGGCGTCTGACTATTCCAAGCAGGTGTTGGATCCGGAGACGGAGACGACCGGAATCGCTCCCGACATGGAGGCCGGGATCCACCGCCTCAAGTCCTCTAGCGTTCCTGACGCTCGCGGCCTCGGAGATGTTCTGGGGTTTGTCGACAACCCCGTCGGACCGACCGAGGGCGCTGTGGGGTTGAAGCCCGACAACAACACCTCTGCCGCCAAGGGCAAGGGCGCCGCCACGAATCCCACCGGTACAACCACGATCACCACCGGCACCGCCGCCGAGGATTTGATGAACGGTCTGGTGAACCAGTACCAGTCGATCATGGGCGACGTGAACCCCTACATCTCCGGTCAAGCAGGCCAGCAGGCGGCGGCTCAGGCGCAGTCCATCGGTGAAGGGCTCGCAGGGGGAGGGGTGTCCACCGCCACCGCTCCCGGCTCGGCAAAGCTCAACCAGGACTACCAGAACATCGCCGCCGCCAACACCGCCGGGTCGAAGGGGATCGTCACGGCGATGCAAGACACCGGCAAGGCCGACGACCTGTACCTCGCCGCCTCCCCCTACCAAGGTCTCCTCAGCGCCCTGCAGTCCGAGGCTCAGTACCAGTTGGAGACCGGCGGCGGGACGATCAACTCGGGGACGCTCAAGAACTCCCCCGCCTGGCTGCAGAACGCCTACCAGTTCGTCCTCGGCAACTCCAACGCCAACGCTGGCACCTCGACGGTGGGGAACGCCAACGCCGCCACGGCTGCCACCACCCCCTCTACCAACACGGGCACATCGGGGGCCAGCGGAACGGCGAACTGATGGCGCACCCTACCGCCCCGATCAACACGTTCAACATCGACTGGGCGAAGGTCAAGAACTGGGCGCAGCAGCAGAAGATCCCCACCAACGCCGTCAACGACGTGTACACGCTGGACCAGGCCCGCATCGCCCAGGGCGGCTACGGGATGTCCAACTCCGAGCGGACGCGGGCCATCGAAGCCGCCGCCGGCCTCAACTACTCGTCAGCCCTCCCCACCGACTCTCCCCGTGCTTCCAACGTCATCGGCAACACCGTCTCCAACGTGCAGCAGATCGGCGTGGGGCTCATGCCTACGCGCCTGGCCTCGAACATCTGGGACACCTTGAAGAACACAGTGGAGGACATTGCTGACCCTGCCCGGTTGAAGGGGGCGACTCCCGAGCAGACCCTTGCCAACCTCCTCTCCAACACCGTGGCTTCGTGGGTGCCCGGAGCAGCCGATGTAGGGACGTTCCTCAAGGCCGATGCCAAGGGGTACAAGGCGGGCCTCGACGCTCTGGCTACCCAGCCGGTCTCCACCTTCCTCGATGTCATGCCGGCCCTCCACGGACTCTCCATGGGGGTTGGCGAAGTCGCCGCCCGCTCGGCCATCGGTGACGCACTCTCCGAGCGTCTGGGGATGTCCACCGAAGCCCTGGGCAGGATGGGGGCGGTCCGGATGGCAGGGAAGGGCGTCGGGTCGATCAAGGTTGGGTCCAAGGACGACGTGTTCCTCGACGCCGAGGGGAACAGCGTCACCCGCACCCCGACCCTCCAAGAACGCCTTTCCAAGGCGGTCCTCTCCCACGGGGGGTTCGGCAAGCAGATCAGCGACGCCGCCCACGCCCTCATGTCTACGGGAACCAAGTACACCAACCACTATCGGAAGATCACCAGTGACCTGACCGGCAAGGTGGCGAAGCTGACCCCCGACGTGACCGACAAGGCCGGGAACGTCCTCCAAAAGGGCACCCTCAGCGTCTTCAACGAGGTCATGCACTCCGGTCGCGAAGCCTCGGACATCATGAACGACGACAAGATCCCGCTCGACGTGAGGGAAGCCGTCAAGGCGTATGAGCCGTGGGAGCAGTGGCATCGGGAGTACATGCTGGAATCGGGCAAGCTGACCCCGCTCAAGCTCCCGGATGGCACCACCGCCTACTACGAATCCACCTCCCACCTGTTCGGTCTCCGGAAGTCCACCGACGACGCGCTGGCCAAGGCAGCCAAAGCCAGCGAGAAGGCGGATGGGATCAACGAGCAGGCCCTCAAGTTGGATGGGGCCTACACCCCTCTCATCACCCGGATCACCGAGATCAAGGACGCCATCGCCGGGACCGTGAACATGCAGCCCGAGGTGTCCAAGACCTACCTCAACATGTTCGGTCGCCTCACTGGTCGGGACGGTCTGCTCGAGACCATGCAGAAGGCAGTCAACGAGAAGGACTGGGTGACCCTCCGGGACGCCGCCAAGAAGGCGGACAAGGCGATGTCCAACAAGACGGTCCAGGGGTGGCGACAGGTCCCGATGCTCAACGAGCTCTCCAACCTGGTCCACGTCACCTTCGAGTACGCCAAGCAGCGGGCCAAGATGGACAAGGACTTCGAGGACGCCTACTCCGGGCGGTATGCCAAGTCGAAGTCCCGGAGTGCCGAAGCCCTCAACAAGAAGGCGCAGCAGGCCACTGACAAGTTCATGGCGGCGGTGCGGAAGAACCCGCCGGCCGAGTACCGGGACGTGGTGCTCTCCAAGTTCTTCGACAACTTCCTCGCCTCCGACAAGGCCGAGACGTATATGGACGAGTCGGCTAAGTACCTGAAAGAGCACGGCTACAACCAGGAGGTCATCGACCGGATCCGTTCCGACCCGAGGAAGCTCTACGAGTTGGTCGTAGCGGTCTCCGATCCGACCTTCCGGGATCCATTCATCCCTAACATGACCCCCGGTGACCACGCCCAGTTCATGAACAGCGCCCTGAAAGAGGTCGATGATCTGCGGGCTCGGGGCTACAAGCCCATGTACGTGCCGACCGTCAGCGGGGCAGCGGCAGGAGCCGCGTACCTCCGGGACGACCGGATCTACGTCAACCCGACCAAGTACCCGACCATCTCCTCGGGCTTCAAGAAGGCCATGGACATGTCCTCCACGGTCAACGACGTGATGCTCGGAGTCTCCCGTGCCACCAAGGAAGCCCTCGGCAAGGACGCCACCCTCGAGTTCGTGGACCAGATCCTCCGCCCCATGCTCCACACCGGCACTTCCCTCCGTCAGGCACTCGTCAAGGCCAACCTCCACCGGGTAGCGGGAGACACCTCGGGGACCGCTCTGGCGGTGACGGACGACCTGATCCACAACCAGTACGGGCTCTCCAAGTTCAACGTGTCCGAACTGCTCGGGATGGGCCAGGAGGAAGTGGGGCTCCACCCGGACGAGACCTACTACATCTCGACCGACGTGCTGAACCAGGTGAACAAGCTGGTCTCCCGTGACCAGTTCCCCCTTCACGGGGCATGGGACAAGGCGACCGGGGTGTTCAAGTTCTCCATCCTCGGCCTCTCCCCTCGGTACACCGCCCACATCCTCTTCGGCGGCACCATGCTCCTCGCCCTGCGGGTCGGCCCCGATGCCTTCACCATGATCGGCAAGGCAGCCAAGGCCGTCCACGCCTACCACAACGGACTGGACGAGTCGGCTATCCCCGAAGAGGTCTTCCAGGGAGCCGCACAGAAGGGCTCACCAGACGTGCAGGTCCATTGGCGGGGTGGAAAGCAGATGGGCTACATGAACCTGCAGGAGAAGTTGATCTCCTGGGGAATCAACCCGAAGCTCGCTACCGCCGTCCAGTGGGCTCGAGCAGCCGCCGACGTGAACTTCCGATTCACCAACTACATCTCCGACATGCAGCGGGCCATCGCCTACCTCGACGGGGCCAAGCACGCCGAGCGGGCCGGCAAGTTCACCGATCCCCTCACCGGAGAGGTCGTGCCGATGACCGCCGACCGGGCACACTTCGAGGGGATGAGGGCAGCCGAGCGGGTCATGGGCAACCTGCAGGCGATGACCCCCTTCGAGCGGTCCATCGCCCGGAAGATCATGCCCTTCTACGGGTGGACCAAGCACATCCTCAAGTACGTCCTCACCTACCCTGTCGACCATCCATGGCGGACGATGTTCCTCTCCACCCTGGCCACCCAGAACACCGACCGGTTCGCCTCGGGCCTCGACGACCGGATGCAGCTCCTCTTCTTCCTCGGCCAGCCCGACGCATCGGGGAACGTGAGCGCCGTGGACATCAGGGAGCTTGACCCGTTCCGTGACGTGGCCAACTACGCCACCATCGGTGGGTGGCTGTCGAGCCTCAACCCGGTCCTGACCGCGCCGGCGGTCGCCATCGACCCGTCGATCATCTACGGCAACAACGTCCTCTACCCGAACGTCACCTACAACTCTGTCTACGGGACCAACCAGGCAGCCGCATCCGGCACCGCCATCGGGGCGATTGAGCAGGAGGTCCCGGAACTCAAGGCGCTGGACGACGCCCTCGGGTTGTCATCCTCCGCCCGCGCCCTGAAGAAGAGCGGGGGGACCAACAAGGACATCCTCAACTCTCTCAACATCCCCATGACCGAGGTGCAGCACCTCAACCTCAAGCAGATCGCCGCCAAGCATGAGATCGACCGGTACAACCAGGCCAAGACCGAAGCCCTCAACGCCTGGCAGACCGGTGACTTCTCGACCCTGTTGCAGTACCCCGGCACCGTTCCGGACCCCTTGCAGACCGGCTACAACATCACGCCGAAGGAGTTGGAGAAGCAGTACCAGGAAGCACTTGCCAAGTACCACGGCTTGCCGCCCTCGGAGACGGTTGCCCCCCTTCCTGCACCACGTCTGTAGTCGTTGCATTCCCCGATCCGAAGGCGTACAGTTTCGGAATGGACATGGCCTACGTCTACAAGTCCGAGGGTGGACAGAAGCAGACCATATGGGTCGCCACCTGTCCGTCGCATGGAAGGGACCTCTCCATCCACAAGTCACGCCACGTCGTCCAGCGGATAGCCGACAACCACTCGAGACTCCACCATGGGTAGTTCGGTCGAGCTCACCAAGCTCAAGGTCAAGCTCCTCGAGGCCCAGCAGGACTACGGCCTGCGGCAGTATGAGATCGCCGCGGCCTGCAAGATGCACCCCTCCACCCTCTCGGAGTACGCCCTGGGGAAGAACGGCTACACCGACAAGCACCTCCGAGCCCTCTGCGCCTACTTCGAGTGCCCGGAGGAAGACCTGGTGGGTTCGCTCCTCTTCGACTTCCCCGAGTGATCCTTGTAGTGGGCACGCGGGTCGCGTAGGATTCGGGGTATGTCAGCTAGAGGCGTACCCGTGTCGGTAGGGACCACCCCGACCCTGATCTACGAGGTCATCGACGCAGCGACCTACGCCGAGCTCGGGTACAACCCGACCGACAACCCGAACGTGTTCACCAACGGCACGGCCACCGACTCGCTCCCCATCGCCGTTACCTTCACCACCACCGACTCGGTGTACCTCGGCGGTGCGGACGTGGCCACCACGGACACAGGGGCGTTGTTCACCGGCATCCCGGCCCTCGCCTACAACGTGGTCGGCAGCGACTCCCTCTACGGGATCGTCGCCTCGGGCACCTCCACCGTCTCGGTCCTGGCGCTCCGACAGTGAGTGGACTCAACGGCGGGGGCCTGAGCATCCTCGGCGGAGGAGGAGGCGGTGGCGGGGGGGGTTCGTTCGTCAACCTCACCTACGCAACGGCCGGACCGTTCCCCGTCCCCGTTGCTGCACTCCCCACCGGGTACGTGCCGGGCACCGGGACGGTTGCGCTCTCCGCACAGCTTACGGTCGGGACCAACATCGGATCGGGGCTCCTGCTCGATGCGAGCAGCAACCCCATCCCCGACGGTTGGACGTTCCCGGCAACGATTTTTGTGGAGGGTGGGGTCATCTACGACATCATCGCCGTCAACCCCTTCACAGTCGAGACGCAGGGCGGGATCGTCGTGTGGGGAGCCAGCGGTGGTGTCCCCCAGCCTCTCTACATCCCCGGCGGCATCCGCAGCGTCGGCCCAGTCATCTTCAACAATCTCCCGACGACCAATCCCGACGTGTCGGGCCAGCTCTGGAACAACGACGGAGTAGCCACCGTCAGCGGAAGTCCCGGCTACATCTACTCGACACAAAGCGGGACCGGCTCGATCACCGGCGGCTGGCAGCTCCGGCAGACGGTCGACCCGCTCAACTCACTAAGCTACATGCTGGTCTTCGATACCTGGAACTCCGCGGCCGACCTCACGATCACCTTCCCCACGGCTTATATCATTGGCAATGGCGCCAATGCCAGCTTCGTCTCCCCCACACCAACGCTAACCCTCACCACCCTCACCGTGCCGCACGGCTCGGCCATCACTGGTGTGGTGCTGGTACAAGGAACGTAGCGGTGCCCGCGGATACCAATACCGTCTACGTTGTCAACCAGAACGACAATACGGTCACCCCCATCGGCTACCCATCGAACACAGTCCACTCGCCTATCACAGTAGGCGCTCACCCACAGAATGTAGTAGTGACCCCGGACGGCACCAAAGCTCTCGTTACCAACTACAACGATGGCACCGTGTCTGTGATCGAGGTGTCGACCAACACGGTCATTGATACCCGGACCTGTGGGACTAACCCTTGGGGCATCGTGATCTCACCCGACAGCACCACCGCCTACGTCTCGGATTACGGCTCCAGTTACCTGAGTGTCCTCAACATCTCCACCGGAGCGGTGGCGACCTACTACATCAGTTCTCAGACTTACGGCTATGTCGGTGTGGGTATCACTCCGGACGGGTCGAAGGTGTACGTGGCGTCCTCGAGGAACGGCTCGGTTTACGAGTTCAATACCTCAACTCACGCCGTCGCCACCGTGACGTCTTCACTCGGCAGTCCGTTCGGCTGTGTGGTGAGTCTCGACGGGACCAAGCTGTTCGTCTGCGACAACTCCGATAGCCACGTGTACGTCTACGACACCTCGACCCATTCCCTCATCACCAGTCAGAGCGGAGCCGCAAACTCGCCCGTCGCCATCATCCTCAGCGCCGATGGCTCAACCGTCTACCTAGCCAACTCTGGAGGTGGCTTGGGCATCGGAGAGATGCTCACTGCGTCCCCCTATACAACTGGTGCCTTCGGGGGTGCGTCGTTCCAAGCTGTAGCCGAGACACCCGATGGGGCACAGATATACGCCACCTACCCCGGTGGTAACTCGGTCAGGCCCTATACCCCATCGGGGACGCCAGGTTCGGCTATCACGGTCGGTTCCAACCCCCAAGGCATTGCTATCACGCCAAACGCTGCCCCACCGTTCACCGGCTCCCTGTGGAAGCAGACCATCTGGGGACAAGTAATAAGTTAGAGTATGGGACTGACCACCGGATCATCACCAGAGGGAGGAACACCATGACTATCACCGTCAACACCGCAGGCAAGCAGATCCCCTACCCGAACGCCGACGCGTTCGAGATCGACGACGACAACAACCTCATCATCACCCAGACCGGCAACACCGTCGCCGCCTACTTCACCTGGGACAGCGTGGACGACGACCAGTACAACGTCGACACCACCGCACCGACCGCACCGGCCACCGCAGAGCCCGAGGAGCCCACCACCGCCCCGCCGGCCCCGACCCCCGTGGTCGAGGCCCCCGTGGTCCCCGTGACCCCCCCCACGGACGTTCCTGCCACCGACCCCACCCCGGTCCCGGAGAACGCCGTTCCGACGCCTCCTGCGGCCTAGATCCCCATGGTGGCGGTCGACTACTCCTTCGCCAGGCCCAGCATCGGGGAACTGCAGGCTGCAGGCATCGAGTACGTCGGCCGCTACGTGGGGCCTCCAGGGTGGGGAAAGACCATCACCCAACCGGAGTACGACTCCCTCGTAGCCGCGGGTATCCAACCGTGGCTGGTGTTCGAGGCAGGTGCCAACGACGCCGCCGGTGGGTTCGCCACCGGTCAGGTGAACGCCAAGACCGCCCTCGCCTATGTCCCCAAGGGCTACACCGGCCCCATCTGGGTAGCTGCCGACGAGGAGATCGAACCAGGGACCCCTCTGTGGACCTCAGCCCTCGCCTATGTCCAGGGCTTCGGGTCGGTCATCGGTCCCTCCCGCACCGGCGTCTACGGAGAAGGGGCGCTCTGCCAAGCCTGCATCGACAACGGCACCGCTCTCGTAGGGGGGTGGCAGTCGGCCTCGACCTCGTTCCCCGGCAACTCGACCACCCTGCCCTCCACCTGGATCCAGCAGGGTCTCGCCGGCCCGATCCCCAACACGGACGCCGACACCATCCTTCACCCCCTCTTCGCTCCCGCACCACCTACTCCTACGGAGGAACCCATGGCCGTCTCACCCGTCATCCCGTTCACCGGCTCGAACCACGCCTTCCAGGTGTCGGACAACGTGCTCTGGCACAAGTGGAACATCGGTGGCCCCGCTCCGCAGAACGAGAACGTGGCCGCGTCCGCCGGTGTCCCCCCGACCTTCCCCGACCAGACCCCCCAGGTGTCGGTGATCGGCAACCAGCTCACCGTGGCGGTGCAGGACTCGAGCCTCCGCTTCTGGTACTTCGCTGGCACGCCGACCGGCACCAACAACGCCCTCAAGTGGGGAGCCCAGCAGCTTCCGTAGACTCCGGGGTTGACAATCCGGTCGGGATCATTCACCATGGGGGAAACAACCGCCTAGCGAATGGAGCCCGCTATGTCCAAGATGAAAGAGTTCGCCTGGGATCTGCACTCGACCAAGCGATGCGATCCGAGCAACTGCGCCTTCTGTGAAGCCGCAGAGATGATCTCCCCGCCCCCGCTCGGATCTCCCGAGACTGGCTCCAATCACGTCTCCCGAGCGGGGCGGGAGAGCTCGCCGGGCATGATGATCGCCCACACCATCCACGCCCTACGCGAGTGGGACGAGGAGGATCTGGCCGTCATGCTCACCCAGGCGGTGATCGACCACGACCCCGACCTGGTGGGCGCGGCTGCCGCGGGGTGGCTGTCGTGAAGACCCTCCTCGACATCGTGGCCGGCCTCATGGTCCTGGCCCTCCTCGTCGGGTGGATCCTCCTCAAGTGGGAGGACTGGCAGAAGGGCCGGTCCGAGCCGAAGCCCGTCTACATGGGCAAGCCGGCGTTCAAGGTGCAGGAGCCCAAGCCCTACGACTGGACGGAGGAGGACCGATGAGCTTTGAGCTCGACCCCTCCTACAAGGACGTGCCGGCCCGTATCGTCGACTTCCGGGAGAAGCACCCGGACGGTCGCCTGCGCCCCGTGGACGAGTCCCGTCCCTACTGGATCGAATCCATCGGGGACAAGACGTTTATCGTCTATGCCGCCGCCGCCTACAAGGACAAGAACGACACCCTTCCTGGTATCGGCATTGCATGGGAACCTTTCCCTGGAACGACTCCCTACACGAAGAACTCCGAGTTGCAGAACGCAGAGACCTCCGCATGGGGCCGGGCCATCATCGCCGCCCTGGCTTCTGAATCCAGAAGTATCGCCTCAGCGGAGGACGTTCGTAATCGCCAGGCCGAGGCCAGCGTCCCCCCCCCGACTCCGCTCGAGCCCTCTCCCGAGATGAAGGAAGCCATGAAGGGGCTGGTGGACATCATCAACCTGACCCCCGAAGAAGAGCGGCAGGCGTTGAAGGACTACCTCAACACCACCTACGGCGATGCCAAGTTCATGGACCTCGACACCATCCACAAGGCGGCAACGGTCGCCGCAGGATGGCCAGGGACCCGCGTGGACCCTACCCAGGACGAGCTCCTATGAGGTACGACCACATCCACAACGTCAAGGAGATGCGCCGCCTCGAGCGCAACAAGTGGAAGGTGACCTGTCGCTGCGACTGGATGGTCACCGCCCCCGACCCCGTAGAGGCACGAAGCCTCCACTCCTACCACGTCGTCGTAGAGCACGACAAGGACTGCTATGGCCCCCTCACGTGAGTACCGGGTGGTCAGAGTAGGGTCCAGGCCCTTCTACGCCGTCGAGGGTCGGTGGGCATGGCAGCTCAACAGCAACGGCAACTACGTCAGTCCGGAAGAGGACTGGGTGCGGATCGGCAGGCTCCACCCCTCGGACCCCGCCGCCACCGCCGCCATCCGGGAGATCCAGAAGCGCCAGTTGGAACTCGCGTGAAGCGCAGCCGCATCAACCCCGTCAGCTCCAAGAAGCGTGAGTACCAGGCCGAGTACCGAGCCCAAACCGTACTGGTGAAGGAACGCTCCGGTGGAAGGTGCGAGATCCTGCAAGCACACGACTGCGACGGATGGGCCACCGACTCTCCCCACCACCGCAAGTTCCGAAGCCACTCTGGGTCCAACAGTTTGAGCAACTTGGTTGACGCCTGCTGGACCGGCCACAACTGGATTCACCGGGAAGCACCCTACGACGAGATGGTAGCCGTAGGCTTGATCGTCCCTTCTCATGTGGACGAGTACCCCTACCAAGGAGAAGAAGTGACTCGACAGCCCGACCCCGCAGCAACGCCATCCTCACCGTCCTGTTCGCCGGCTGTCTCGGGATCGGACTGATATGCCTGACATCTACGTCCGCATCACCGCCGAGGAGTTCGACCTATTCGAGCATTGGGCGACCGATGAAAAGTCCTGGCCCATCGCCTACAAGGACGGCATCAAGCTTGTCGTCCGTCGCGGGCATGAAGCCATCGCTGCTCTGGCATCAGCCCCCGTGGATGGGAGCGGGGAGGACGGGGTCGAGGACGAACCCGTCCTCCATTTTTGCACCTGCAAGCAGATCGACCGCAGCTACGACAGCCGCCAACCCATCGTCTGGAACGGGGTCCAGCACCGCTACGACGGCCGCCCCTGTCACGTCATCGCCCCCCCCCGCCGCGGCGGCTGCGGACACCACGACGACCACTACCCCAGTTGCCCAGTCGCCCGGGGCGGGCGGTGCCTACGACCACAGGTGGGACGCGGTCGCCCGTTGTGAAGAAGGCGGATGGATCGGATACGCCGGCCCCGCCTACCCCGACAGCCTCGGGATCGACGCGGCCAACTGGTACGCCAACGGCGGCGGCTCGGACCTCAGCCCGGCGGCTCAGGTCGCCGTCGCCCAGCGCATCGAAGGCACGAGCTTCGTGCCCGACCAGGGCTACTGCGCTGCCTGGTGAGGTCTCCTGATGGCCCGGGCTGCCGCTGAGGTCGAGGACATCGAGCGGGTCAAGGCCGAGCGGGACATCTACCGGGCGGCCCTGATCGAGGTCAACGGCGGGGTGACCACGGCGGCCGGCCACTACTGGTTCAACGGGGTCGCCTTCCGGGCCCTGGCCGAGGGTGCGGCGGTGGCGAAGATCGACGCCCTGACCCCCAAGGAGGACGACAAGTGAGCATCGAGGACGCAGACGAAGCCGCCGAACTACTGGCCGACGCCATCGACGTACACCAGGAGTTCGTCGCCGCATTCGACGCCCTGACCGTGCTCTACAGCGACCAGCGAGTCGAGGAATACACGGCGGGCGGCATCGAGGAATTGGCGCACTCGCTCGCAGCCGTCTTCGGCTTCACGGTCGATCCATCCACCGCTCGACTGGTGCCGACACCGAGCTGCAACGACCCACGGGAGGACGACAAGTGAGCAAGGAACACCCGAAAGGACACCCCATGACGACCATCATCCACATCGACCCCGACCTACCGCTGCACGTACTGGACAAGCACGGATGGACCAAGGGAAAGTTCGAGTCCGGCGACGGGAAGGTGTGCGCCCACGGTGCCATCCGACTCTGTGCCCCGGTCCCCGGTGACGCCTACCTGATCGAACAGGTGGAGGGGCACTTGGGGCGGCACTCGACCGGATGGAACGACAACGACTCCACCACCGAAGCGGACGTGCGGGCCTGGTTCGCCCAGGGCATCGACATCACCGACGCCGACCTGGAAGCCACCTTCGGCCATCAGTGGCGGGCGGCCGTGTCCCTGGTCCGCCGAGCCGCCGTCCTCACCCCCGACGAAGCGGAGCGGCTGTACGCAGCCGGGGACGCAGCCAGGTTCGCAGCCAGGTACGCAGCCAGGGTCGCAGCCGGGGACGCAGCCTGGGTCGCAGCCAGGTACGCAGCCGGGGTCGCAGCCGGGGACGCAGCCTGGGTCGCAGCCGGGGACGCAGCCAGGTACGCAGCCGGGGACGCAGCCGGGTACGCAGCCTGGGTCGCAGCCCTTGCCATCGTCACCTACGACCTCGCCACCCCCGACGGTCCCTACACCATCGAACACCGGGACCTCCTCTTGGCCCCCTGGATCGAGGTCTGTGGGATGCCGGAAGGGCTGGTGTCGTGAGCAAGGAACCAACAAACGAAAGGAATCACAACATGAGCAAGACCATTGAACTGACCGACGAGCAGGTGTCCGCACTCTGCGACGAGCCGCCGTTCATCGACACGCTGGAAGGTCGGATGACGTTCGGCCCTGGTGATTGGATCATCAAGGGCGTCAAGGGCGAGCTGTACCCCTGCAAGCCCGACATCTTCGACGCCACCTACGAGGAGGCAACCGCTGACTGACACCCCCCGCCCACCCCTAGAGGGGGAAGGGCCGAACGACGACGAGGAGACCTTCGGGCCTGACGATGACGGCATGATTCCGCTGCCGTTCTCCGACGGCGAGCGCCGCAGCATGAAGGAAGCGTTCCAGCGTGAGTACGACGCCCGTGTCGCCGCCGACGCCACCATCGATACCCTCTCCGCTGAACTGGCAGCAACGAGAGAGGAGCGGGACAGGCTGCAAGCTGCGGTGGATCAGCTTGTGGCGCACTCGTCCTTCGACTCATGGAGCACGGCGGACGGTTCCGAGGTCGGAGTGCCCGAAGGCACGATCATCTTCTCCGGCATCGCCGCTCTCGACGCATCACAGAAGGAGAACTGATGGAGTACGCAGGTGACCCCGGGACACGGCCCCGTGTTTCCGTTCACACCGACCCCTGACCCCACCCCTTCACCGACACCCCAACCGAGACTTTTTGACGTGAACGGTGGGCTGACGAACGCCGACGACATCGTGGCCCGAGCGATTGAGATTCACCACCCGGCCAAGACGTTCGTGCTCTCGTCGGGTGGGAACGATTCGATGGTGCTGCTGGACTACGCCCGCAAGAACTGGGGGTTTGATGCCGTGGTGCATGTGAACACGGGGACAGGAGTGCGTGAGCGGGGCGTTGACATCACCAGCCAGTTCCTAGCCGACTACTGCGCTGACCTGGGACTACCGCTCATCGTCCTGCATCCACCCAAGTCCTACGAGGAACTGTTCCTAGACGACCCCATCATCGACGGCCTGCCGGGACCAGGGATGCACCACATCGCCTACAACCGGCTCAAAGAGCGGGCGCTGAGGGTGTTCGTCAAGGAGCAGAAGAACCACTGGCGGGACCGCATCATGTTCCTGACCGGCATCCGAGAGCAGGAGTCCACCATCCGCATGGGCTACCAGGAGTCGATCATCGACCGTGTGGGCGCACAGGTGTGGGTGAACCCCATCTACCGCTGGACCGACGCCGAGATGGCCGAGTACCGCCAGGTCCACAACCTTGCGCTGAACCCCGTAGCCGAGCATCTCCACATCTCAGGCGAATGCCTGTGTGGCTGCTTCGCTAAGCCCGGCGAGCTGGACGAGATCCGGTTCTTCTTCCCAGAGACAGCCGCCCGCATCGAAGGTTGGCAGAAGCGGGCCGCAGACAAAGGACTCACCTACTGCACCTGGGGGCAACGACGAGGACGTGACGACCCCGAAGGGATGCGTATGTGCAAGCAATGCGTCGGCCAGATGGAGATATTCGATGTCTGACCCCACCACTACACCAGGACCCGAGCCGATCAGCGACGCGCGACTGGCAATTGCACGGAAGCACGGGATCTACCTGGGACAGTTTCAGGACAAAACGGTGGTCCGGCAAACCATCGCGTCCATCATCGCCCGTCTCGACGCCACCGAAGCGAAGAACAAGCAGTACCAGACCGCTTGGGAATCGCATCGCAAGGGGTTGCAGGACGCCGCCGAGGAGATCGAATCTCTGGAAGCTCAGGTCACCTCTCTACGGCTTCAAGTAGAGGAAGGGGAGCGGGAACGGGAGCGGTTGCGGCGTCATCTCATCGCTGCCGCCCAGGTCATCGAAACCTTCCGACGTGAGTGCGACCCCGGCGAGGACAAGGTGATCGTCAGCACCATCGAAATGCTCGGTGCGTCGGCTGCGCTGGCTCCCATAGAGGAGGACAAGTAGTGAACCAAGCGCCGAAGTACCTGACGTGGCTCGGACGCATCCTCTGGCACACCCCGTTCAGGCGGTGGCTGCCATGAGGGTCTTCCGCAACGAAGTGTTCGAGGCGAGCGACGGGGAGAACGGAATCCGACTGGTCGAGGTGAGGCAGGCCGAGTATGACGCCCTGGTGGCCGAACGGGACCGGCTGAATGCGTTCGTCTCCTGGTTGAGCGGGGTGGCGACCGACAACGACTGGTGCGCTGAGTGTGGCGCATGGCAGGAAGTTGAGGACGCCATCGACCGGCTGCTCATCGACCTTGCCACGTCGGCTCCCATAAACCCGAGATGAGTGCTCGAGAACGGTGGGAGGCGGAGCACGGATCCGACGATTGAGCCATCTGCGCTGGTAGATTGACCGCAGACCGATAGGAGTGCCATGAGAACCGTACAATCCGTTGCATCCGTAGCCCGTCAGGTGTTGGCCGTGGCGGTCAGTGTCTACGGGGTGCTGACGCAGAACATCGCTGCCCTGCACATCCCCGCTGCCGCGGCCACCGTCCTGATCGCCTTCGGCCCGCTGCTGCTGGCCATCGAGCACTTCGTGTCCGACCCCTCGACTGGCTCCGCCTCCGCCGTGGTCTCCGCCACGCCGGCCGCGGGTCCCCAGGTCGCCAAGATCATCGCCGACGCCGAAGCGGAGCTCGCCAAGCTGAAAGCGTCTGTGACGCCTCAGACCACCGTTACGGGGGTCAGTACCCCGGTGGTGGCTGCAAGCCCGCAGAACGTCGTTCCGACCGCAACGGTGGTGCTGCCATGACCGTCCTCGCGTTCGCCTTCGCCCTGGTGGCCCTCGTCCTGTTCGCGGTGGCTGCGTTCGGGGCGTCCGCCAGGGTCAACCTGGTCGCCCTCGGCCTGGCCGTGCTGACCTTCGCCTGGATCGCCCAACTGGCCATCGGCGGAACCCTGGTGCATCTGTAGGTGGTCCTCCAAGCGGCTGAGAACTTTGCGTCGACAACCTTCGGGCAGATCGTCGCAGGCGTCATCGTGGGCGTGGTGCTCGGATTCCCCGTATTCGTGGTGAGGTGGGGGAACAAGCACGTCGCCAAGCCACTACAGAAGATCGAGCCCCTAGTGGCGAAGGTCGACCGGATCGACACCCGGCTCATCAACGTCGAGGCCCAGTTCCACAACAACGCCGGCCACTCGATGAGGGACCAGAGCGACCGGAACGAGCGGCTCAACATTGCGATGGCCGACAAGATGGGGATCGACTCCGCAGAAGTTGGCTCCCCCCCCGACGACTACCAGCGCCAGTAGGGGGGCCATCCGAACGGCTTTGCTACTTGAGCCTTCCGTTCATCCTCGCCCAGGTCGCAACGCTCGACCACTCCCACACCGGCAGACCGGTAGCGCCTCGCCCCACTACGCCCCGCCGGCCGTCGTCCAGGAAGGCCAGGGGGGTGGGAAAGTCGGGGTAGCGGGCCCGCCACTGCGAGATGGTCGGACGCTTGACCCCTAGACGGTCCGCCACCTCACCAGGTCCGACCAGCTCGAGCATGGGCACAGTCTGCGTCTCATCCTCGGCGATGTCATCCCACTCCCACTCGAGCGGATCGTCGGAACGGGGAGACCTCCGCCGCGCCTCTTTGACCGCGGCGCAGAGCTCGCCCATGATCTCGTCTACCGACCCCCCGTGCCGAGTCGCTATGACATCCGGACCGACGCCGCGGTCGTCCATCCAATGTCGCTGCAGGTAGCTCCGACTGTTCGCGTCGAGCGAGTACCACCAGTCCCAAACGGCGTCGGGGTCTCGGTGCCACCTGCCGGCCCGGTCCCGGTAGGGCCTGGGACGTGCCAGCTTGTCAGCGGAGAGGATCCGCTCGATCTCCCCCACGAAGTCCCCCACCTGGACGCTAGCCATCGTCGTCCTCGGATTCCGCCCGAACGGTCTTGAGCTCTGCCTGGTCGCTGAGGGTCGGTTCTGTCCACATGGTCTCGCCGTCCCATCCGAACAGCCGGCCATCATCGTGCGTACCCTTACCACCCCGCACGGCACACCCCCACGATCCAGAATCCCAGCACCACGGCACAAGCGGCCGCACCTAGGCACCACGTAGCTACGTTGAGGGCCTTAGGACGCATCACGCGACCATCCCCGCAGCCTGCCGGCGCTCGCACTCTGCCAGGGCCTCGAAATGCGTATAGGTGCCGGGACGCGTGGTGCAGAGCCCCATGTACCAGTGGTGGCCGCTGTAGCTGACGTTCCAACGCCGGTAGCAGAACTTTCCCTCGACCCACCCCCGAGCGTCTCGCAGGGTGCGAGTGGCGATGATCTGCACCCCGTCGCACTCCACGCGCCAAAGCCGCGGGAAGAAATAGGGGCTGTTGAGGATGGTCACGCGGTGGCCTGCGACTGTGGCGGAATACTCGCCCGCTGCATGCCGCGTCCATTTCGGCAGGTCAAATGCCTGGTTGTCCATTTCGTTCTCCAGTGTGTGTAATCCGATACCGAGTGCACCGGCTCAGGGACCAGGACCGGTAGCCCTGGCCCCCTGGTCGACGCGCTCAGTTCGAGCGGACCCACTCAGCGGAGCACCACGCGCAGGCGACATGCTGGCGGTCGTCCGTGTCGGGCACGTAGAACTTGTGGACGTGCGGACCCTTGCAGGTCGGCGAGAACCCGTCACAGTTCTCGTCATGGCATCGGCACTGGCACCGTCCGCCCTGGTCGGTCCATCCGTTGTCGCAGTCACAATGCGCCTCATCTTCGGGGATCGGCCGGTGCTCGACGTCTCCACAGGTGGAACAGTTCACGACTCGTCACCGTCCTCGTCGTCCTCGTCGAACGGTCCTGCCTCGTCGACCAGCGCCCGGACCAGACGGTCCGCGATCACGTACAGGCAGACGCGGGCACACTGGTCCATGTCGGACGAGTCGGCCCCCAGTTCGCTCGGGTCCTCCCGGTAGGCGCAAAGGTCGACGAACTCCTTCCACATCTGGTACGTGTAAACGTCCGGCGCACCGTCAGCGATCTCGGCCAGCTCGCCCGAGTAGTCGTAACGGTCCTCGCTGGTCCGCTCCTCGCGGTATGCCTCGATCTGCTCGGCGGTCCGGTCGGCAACGCTCCGGAGGAACTTGCCGCCTGCGCTGTCCTCAGCGGTCGGACTGGCGCAATCGGCCATGCTGGCAAGCTGCCAGACGGTGTAGTCCAGCTCGTCCGCGTTGCGGTTCTTCCTCATGTCGTGAACCTCCCAGTTCATCCCCGTAGGCAATCTGCCATCGGCTACCGCCACCACGCGTGAACGTGGGAGCGGTGGTCGACGTCAGACCGAAGCAAGGATGCGCGCCGTACCATCCAGCAGCGTGCAGGAGTAGCCGCAGAAGTTGCGGGCGACCTCACGGGCGAAGTAGCGGCGGGCCAGCTCCTCCGTGGTGATCCATGCGAACTGCCGGACCATTCCGTCCCCGTAGTCGACTGCCATCGTGTAGCGGCGGTTGCTCAT